ATGGGGTGCGCACGAGGGCGCGAGGCTTAGTATACACTTTCGAGCGCAATGAAGCGCATCTGATGCTTACGACACAACACGATCCACTCCATGAACTCCATCGCGTCGGAGAGATCGGAGAACGTACGCGTGCGCTCGTTGTTGTATGCGAAGTCAAAATAGCGCACGTCGAACTGCTTATAGGTAGTCATTTTTTCAATCACCTCGATAGGTCCATCAGCTTCAACAAATCCGTACTTGAATACAAGATCGGTTGCTGCCTCAAGCGTGTTAACGTCGTACTCGTAACTTTTGTTTGCGGCCTGGATGGAAACCCAGATATGACCGCGATTGATGTAAATGTTCGCGGTGTGAGTCTCATCACCGCAATCCTTGGTGTACTCGTAAACGATCATCTGAAGCTCCTTCCCGCTTCCTTTCCTGACACAACTATATTAACACTCGTAACAACAAAAAACAAGTTGCAATTATGCTCACGTTCATTAAAATAATAACCACGTACCAACTCCATGAAAGGGGAGCACATGAACAAGACCGAGACAAATGCTCTATGGCGCGCCTTATGTGCGTGCACATGCAAGCCTGGGACGCACGCGCCATTTGATTGCGTGTGCGTTCATAATCGGGTAATTTACGTAACTAATACATACGTCATGCATCGAATCGAGGGCCTGTACCAACCGGGCAGCATCTTCAAAGCGCTTTTCGGCCATTCAATCGCATACATGGATCGCGCGCGCACCTTCAATGCAATCCTTGATTATGATCCTGACGATCGCAATTTCTCCGGCATGCCTCCTTACTACGACCCTGCTTGTATCGCGCTCGCGATGCGACCTCATAGGGTGTTGGGGTCAAAGAATATGCAGTTTCACCATGGCAAGGGCAGCAAGCGCGTAGCACCGCTTATAATTACGTCCACAATCGAAACTTCACGCGATCCTATAATCATCACCAGTGCAGTTCAGGGGTGTATAAGTCGTTAAATAAAGGGAAAGGGGAAACAATATGGTTTACACTGAAAAGGATATGAAGTGCCTACCACTTAAACAGTGTTACAAGATGGTCGTGAGAGTTGACCATGTTTTAGCTAGTAAGATGCAACGTCAATATGAGCTCAACGAACATCTGACTAATTGGCTCTACGTCCTAACATCCGCTCTAATAATCGTCGTTCTCATATGCATCGTTCTTTTCTGCAACATTTACTTTCGGCTCGGGGTCATTCCCGATTTGGTGTAAAAGGAACATCGCGTGAAAGTCTCTACATGGCTTGTGAAGAACTCAACTCCGGTGCGCCGCGATTGGGTCATGCACATTGCCAAGTCTGTATATCCGGACTTGTACCCTTATTTGGTTAACGTCGAGCACGTTTTAAAGCGCGAGCGCGAGCTGCAATGCGCGCATATGTGCGCGTTCGACCCCACCCGTGTGAAGCCCGAGCAGGTGACGCACCTCGATTGCAACGTCCTGCGCATCTGGCCTGATGAGGGCATCGCGGAACTCATCAAGTTCTACACGTACAAGGCCGAGATTATGCGTGTGTTCGCAGCAGCGCGATGGGCAACGGGCGAGCGGCACGGAGCTCATCAATTCAAACTTGCACGGCGCAGGTACGAGCAAGCGTTAATCAAATTGAAGCGCGAGCGCGACCGACGCAAACGTGTGTATAATCTTTCCTAGGGCAAGGGGTTGCGTTAAAAGTGACGCAACCCTGTTTTTCTTTGAAGGGAGAAAGTACATGGACATTAGTGCGATTACGGAGTTGGTGAGCAACGTGGCATTCCCCATCGCGGCGTTTGTTATGATGTTTTATTCGAGCACGAAGACCATTGAAGACATGCGCAAGACCATCGAGGAGAACACCCTTATCATGACCAAGCTCGCCGAGAAGCTGGATTCGATTGCCCCGGAGGTGCAAGCGTGAGTTGTAAGCTATTTATCATCTGCGGCCATGGAGCCGGAGACTCAGGCGCGTGCGCTGGAGGTCAGACCGAGGCCGCGTTGGTGCGCAAGCTCGCCGCGCGCATCAAAGATCTGGGCACCTCCGATGTTCAAATCGGCGACATGGACGTTAATTGGTATGAGTCCAACGGCATCGGCAAGGGTCAGTGTCCCAAGGGCGCGATGGTGCTTGAGCTTCACATGGATAGCGCGGCACCATCCGCGCGCGGTGGTCACGTCATCATCAAGAAGGGATTTAGCCCGGATGCGTTCGATAAGGCTCTTGCCTCTTTCATCGTTTCGTTTTTTCCCGGGCGTTCCTCCACGATCGTGGGCCGTTCCGATTTGGCGAATCCGAACCGAGCCGCGAGCGCGGGCGTGAATTACCGGCTTCTTGAATGCGGTTTCATCTCCAATGACGGTGATCGCGCAAAGTTCATGAATCAGATGGACGATCTGGCGCGCGGTATCCTGCAAGCCGCTGGCATCGGCGCGAACGTCATCGCTCCCGAGACGCCCGATGCCCCGAGCACTCCGGGCAAGCTCTACCGCGTCCAGTTGGGCGCGTTCTCGATCAAGTCCAACGCGGAGAAGTTCGCCGGTGAGCTCCGCTCGAAGGGTTACAAGCCAATCATCACGTATTATTAAAAATCATCGCTTTGGCTGTTGACATGAAACGCCCCCATTACCTATACTGTTAATCACAGCAACGGGAAAGGGGGTGTATTTTATGCCAAAGAAACTAGAACGTGGGATGATAGGCCGCACCGTCGCGTTTTCCCATTGCAAGGGTAAGCGCGTGGAATCCGGCGAGTTAGTCGATTTTGAGTTCGAGCTAATCGGCGATTACTCCAACGTCCAAAAAGCAACGAACACGTTGCGACGCAGGACGCATGACAATTCAATTGTAATCACAAGCGTTGAAGTCGATTCTGATTACTATTCCATTCCGCTGAAACTTTTCGTCCAAACGGCAATTGATTACAAGAACAGCAAAAGTGAGATTAATCTCGCATACGGTAAACAAGTCAATGACTTCTAGAAAGGAAACCAACCATGACTGATACCAACCAACTCGCAACCGTCGATTCCACTGATTTGTACGCGCCTTCTAACTATTCCTCAATCAAGCCCGCAGACGCTGAGACTCGCAAGCTCGTGGTCAACGCCATGAACAACGCCGAGTCGCTTTCCAACCATGAGGGCGAGACGCTTAACGTCATCGGCGTTTTCACCAAGCCGGGCGTGCGTCGCGCTCGTGACAAGAACGGCATCGACACCCTTTGCACGAACACCACCATCGTGTGCGCCGATGGTTCCGCCTATTTCTCGCAGTCCGAGGGCGTTCGCAACGCAGCTGATAACTTCATGGCAGCGGGTTTGTTCGATGATGGCGAGATCGTTCCTATGAAGCTCGTTTCTTCCACGCTCCCGAATGGCAACTCTCGCAAGACGCTCGTATTGATTTAAGTCAAGTCTTCAAACCTCAATCCCGTTGCGTTACGTTTTGGCGGTGCGGTTCAAACCGCATCGCCTTTTTTCTTTTGGAGGATTGCATATGGCACGTGCTAAACGCGCATCGGACGAGATTTACAACGCACGCAGGCGCGCAAAGCGTTTGCTGGCACGCATGGAGCGCGAGGATGTGAGCGGTATGAGCACCGCACAGAAACGCGCGAGAGCTGATTACATGGAGAGCGTGCGCGCGCAGATAACACAGTCGTATCAGGGCACACGAGACGTGCGGGAGGTTCGGCGCGCGCAGAAACGCGCGAAGAGCGCGGGCGAGCGACTAGATCGCATGACCTCCGCGCCTCGCAAGGTCAAGAGTTCGCGCGAGCGTTCCGACATGCTTTTTCAGCGTCAAATCAATCTTGCGCGCATCGGAGCTCCAAGCACACTCGGTGATCACGGCAAGGAGGCCGTTGACGTCTTTTACGCGGCCACGCGTCGATATTGGCGCGGCAAAGACCCTAAGGAGCGCAACCGATTGATTATGCGTGGTTTAGGCGCGTCATCGCTTTCCGAGGCGTTTGAGAAGGTTCTACGCGCGAACGAACGGGCATTTAAAGCCGCGATCGCATCAGGCGTTCCGACCTCCGAGGTCGAGGGTTTTACCGACGAGAACGAGGCGTTTTATTCCGAGGTCGAATACGACGCTGAGTTGATCGGTTCGCCTATATGGGCATCAAGGGTCGTCATGTTCGGGTAGCCAAAGGTAAAGGGTCATGGGGTGTAAGGAACGTAAACCGCAATTCAAGATCGCAGCCGCGTATGACACCGAGACGTGCAACGTCTGCATTGACGAGCGTGAGAACCAGTGGCGCGCCTACCCGGTGCTTTACATCGTGAATGACGTTCGCGGTTGCGATCTGCGCACATATGAGGTGGGCTCGGGGCGCGTGTCGTTTTACCGGCACGGCGAGGACATGCAGCGTGTCATAGACGATTACATAACGTGGGGCGAAGACGAGCATTGCATTCCGGTCATATGCGCCTATAACTTAATGTTCGACCTCCAACCGCTCATGTACGAGCTTAACGAGCGCTGGGACATGGTCGCGAGCGCGCAGAGCGCGACGAGCGCATACACCGTTGACATCGTGCAGGACGGCGCGGTCAAGTTGCGGTTCTGGGACACCTTTTATCTTGAGATGCGCGGACTTGCGAAGATGGGAGAAACGTGCGGTTTGCCGAAGGCCGTTGGTGATTGGGATTACTCGAAGGTTCGCACTCCGGAAACCCCGCTGACCGACGAGGAGCTTTATTACGCAGGTCGAGACACCGAGGTGATTCCGGCTTACCTGCGTTATCTGTTGGAATCGAATGAATGGTTGAAGCCTGAATGGCTTGGCGTGCGCGTGCTGACCAAGACATCACTTGTGCGTCAGGCGGGCAAGATGGAGACTGGCCGTCTGCGCATCCCGCGCGAAAAAGGCAAACCGATCTCAGTGCAAGCGGCGTTCGAGCGCATGTGTGCCGAGGAACTCGCCCCGACTTACGCGCAATACGCACTGCGTAAGGCGTGTTTCAGGGGAGGCTTCACGTTCACCTCCGCGCGGTATTCCGGCATCGTGCAGAAAAACGTTTACAGCATCGACGAGACGTCCGCTCACCATGCTTACATCAACGGCCACATGCAGCCGGTTAATTTTCGCGGCGTCCTCCCGAGCATCCTGCAGGCGATGGCCGAGGGCGTTTGCAGCACTGATTTAGATCAGGCGATGCGGCACTGGGAAGAGCCTTTCGGGTACGCGTTCCACGCGCAAATCAGGTTCAAGAACCTCCGCTTGCGTGAGGGGAGCGCGTTCGAGTCCTGGGACATCGCGTTGCTATCCGAAGCGAAGTTCAAGGGCTCCGGACAGCTGGGCGAGTGGGGAGGCGAGGCGGACCGCGACACCGTGACGGCGGTTCGCAGTGCCGGGTACGTGGACGTGGCCGAAAACGGCCGCTTCGCGTTCGGCAAGCTCGTTCAAGCCGCGTCGTGCATCGTGAACGTCTCTGAGCTGGAGCTGTGGTGCATGAGCCGCGTGTATGCCTGGGATGCGATGGAGGTAATTTTAGGCGAGGGGACAATGAGCTTCGTTAAGCCGCCGGACTACGTGACGTTGTTGTCTAATCTGTTCTATGCGCGCAAGGACGCTTGCAAGCAGATCCTTAAGACATACGAGACGGGAGAGCCGTACACGCGCGAGATACCAGGCAGCATCCCCGAGGGAATCGCCGAGCGCATCCGCAGCGGTGCGATGGAACGCGCAGACCTCGAGGCCTATTACAATTCCACCGTCAAGGGAATGTTTAATTCGATTTACGGAATGGAGGCGCAAGACGTGTTCAAATGCGCATACAAGGTCGATGCTGGTGAGATATGCGTTGATCGTGACACGATCGTAACACGCGAGACATATAAGGAGCATTATGAGGACGCTAAGAAGAAGCTCGTTCTATATCCTTACGGCCTTCGCATCGTCGGAGGTTCCCGCATGGCGATCGTCGCGGCAATCGAGCTTGTATATAAGTCGTTCGGCGAGCGCGTGCGCGTGCTGGGAGGTGACACCGATTCACTTAAAATCTCATGCGATGCAGATGTTTCTGCAAGCGATCTCATGCGGGCACTAGCTCCGTTTCACGAGGCGGTGACGGCATCAATCGACCTATGCATGAGCCGCGTGCGCAAGAACTTCCCCGATTACGCCTCACCGCTCACCGGAGTTGGCACATTCGAGGTCGAGGGCGAGGCGTACCCCATGCACATGGACGCTTGGAACAAGGCGCGCGTGAGCTGGGACGGGCATCACGCGCACATCACATGCGCGGGCCTATCGCGACCGACGGGTATGTATCACATCGAGAATTGGATTGATGACATGAGCGCGGTGCATGGATTCGAGGAGGTGGCCCCACGCGTGTTGGGATGGGGCGTTCGCGTCTCGCAACCGGTTTGCCATGCATTGGAGCATTACCGTCCGGCAGCGGCGGACGTGCTGGACATGGACATAACCGACTACACGGGGCAAACGTCCCACGTGCATACGCACGAGTCAATCGCGCTGTATCCGTCCGAGCGCTTGTTGGGAGACGCGGATAAGGGTGGCAACGCCCGCACCATCGCGTACATGCGAGAGCGGTACGGGCGCGCGGTTGACACCACAGAGCGCGTAATAGATATTGAGGACGATCGGGCGACCTACACGTATATAGACGATGAAGGGAATGAAGCGCAATGGTAAATCTTAATGACGGCGTGCATTACAACTGGGAAAAAACGCTTTCCTACAACGCAGACATCACTATGGTCGTCGGCGCGCCGAACAAGGGAAAGACATACGGACTTCGCGCCTATGCGCTCAACCGCGCGATCAAGAAAGATCAGAGGTTCGTGGAGGTGTGCCGCACTTTAAACGAGCGCGACGCGGTGAAGCATAGTTATTTTGACAAGCTCATCGCCACGGATGATGAATTTAGCGCCTATGAATATATGTGCAAGGCGGACGAGTTCAAATACCGCCCGAAGAACTCGAAGAAGGGCACGCCGTGGAAGACGTGTGGTTACATAGTCGGTTTCGCCGAATTGCAGCGAGCGAAAAAAAGCACGTTCGTAAACGTCGAGAATATTATTTTCGACGAGGCCATTATGGAAAAAATCGACAGCTCACATCAGTACAAGCGCGATGAATGGAATACGTTGAGCCGCATGATCGATTCTTTGGCGCGCGAGGACGCCTATAACGAGAATCGCGTGAAGCCGCGTCTGTTCTTGTTGGGCAACGCAGTTGACTTGATTAATCCTTATTTCGCCGCGTTTGGTGTGACTGGCGTACCTAAATTCGGGTACACGTGGTATCTCGACAAGATGTGCCTGTTGCACATCGTTGAGTCCGACGAGCACGATGCTTACCGCATGGAGCACACCCTTGCGGGTCGAATGGGGCGGGTGACCGGTTACGCAAAAGCAACCTACGCGAACGACTTCGCCGAGGATAACCGTTACATCGCCAAGAAGCCCCCGCGCGCGAAGTACGTCATGGGGTGCGTTCATATGGGAACGGAGTACGGAATCTGGATTGACATTTCCGAAGGGTACTACCACGTCACCGGAAAGATACCAAATAACGCGGGTAACGTGTACGCGCTAACGCGCAAGGACAACACCCCAAACCGCATCGCAGCGCAGCGGGTTAGCAAGACGCTTAGGGTGATCGTTCAGATGTATTACGAGGGGAGCGTGCTTTTTGAGAGTGTGAAGGTGCGCGAAGGTTTCCTAGACGCGATGGCTTTGTATGGGGTAAAGTAAATGTGACGCGAGCGACGGCGAGCACGAAAATCCGTGAGTAGGGATGATTCGGGAAGCTGTACCGTTCAGTCGGTACCCGAACCCCGCGCGAGTTGGCTACGTGTTTCAATGGAACGTGCCTCAGCTTCGCCATGCGTTATAATGAGCGCGACTACGCAGGTAACAACCTCGCGTGGTCGCGCTCAACTTATATACACGAAAGGAGTAAGCGCATGGACGAGCAGAATGACAATCTGGCCCCGGATGAGCAGGAGATCGAGCGGACCGCAGGCGTTGACGGCGAGGAAGCCCACCGCATTGGCGAGTTCGACGATTTGCGCGACCGGCTAGAGCGCATGGAAGGGATGTTGCAGGGCATCACCGACATGCTCACCGCAATGCGAACAACCGCCGAGGCAATCGACATCGACAACGGAGCGAGCGTGCGCGATGTTGACGGTGATGGGGATGCTGACATCATCGAGGACGACGTGGCGGTCATCCCCGATTACGACGAGCTTGACCTTGACCTTTAAGGAGGGAACTTTACATGGCAACCAACAACACCACCATCGCGGGCCGCGTGTACCTTTCCGGCACCAACGATTTTCAGCAGCGCGTGCCGAACCCGACCATCGAGGGCATCGACGCGACCAGCAAGTTTCTTTTCGACCCCATGAACCGACGTTATCTGAACGAGTTCGTGGACGCTTTCGTCAATCGCATCGGCACGCAGATCGTGCATAACAACCAGTGGGAGAATCCGCTCACCGTCTTCAAGGGCGCAAATCTCCGCTACGGTTCGGCCATTCAGGAGTCCGCGCTCAAGTGGATCAAGGCGCACACCTACGACGTGGACGATGCAACGCTGCTTAAGGTGAGCCGCCCCGAGGCCGCAGTGTGGTATCACACCGTCAACCGCAAGGACCGTTACGACATCAGCGTCGAGCTCCCCGATCTGCAGCAGGCTTTCGCCGACGAGATGGGCCTGAACCGCCTCATCGACGCGATCATGACCGCTCCGCGCAATTCAGACAATTACGACGAGTACCTGTGCATGCTCAACCAGCTCGCATATTACGAGCGGAACTGGGGTTTCTACAAGCATCAGGTGAGCGCCGCCCCGACCGACGAGGCGACCGGTAAGGAGTTCCTGAAGGCGGTTCGCGCCTACGCCAAGAAGCTTAAGTTCCCGACGTCGCTTTACTCCCCCGTGTCCGCCGAGTACGGCATTCCCACCTTCGCCAAGCCCGAGGAGCTCGTGCTTTTCATCACCGCGGACGCAGCCGCTTCCATCGACGTCGACACCCTCGCGAGCGTGTTCAATCTGGACAAGGCCGAGGCCGCATACCGCACCATCGAGGTTCCCGAGCTTCCCATCCCCAACGCCTTCGCCCTGCTCACCACCGATAATTTCTTTGTCTGCAACGACTACGTCTACGCGAACGAGTCTTTCTACAATCCTCAGACCCTCAGCACGAACTACTACCTGCACCACTGGGAGGTCGTGAGCGCGTCCCCGTTCGTCCCTGCGATCCTGTTCACTACCGACGCGCCTACCACCGTCTCCACCATCACGCAGTCCGTCACCGGCGTGAACATCACCGCTGCCAAGACCAGCCTTAAGCCGGGCGAGTCCACGCAGATGACCGTGGAGCTCACCGGCACCGTAACCGCGAATGACGAGGGCATCGAGGTTGCGCCAGACGCGGTGACGTGGAGCGTTTCAGGCGAGACCGCGGCGAGCGAGGGCGAACCGCTTGCGCTCAACTCCGCGACGCGCGTCGATCGTCTGGGCGTGCTGCACGTGCAGAAGTCCGATCTGGAGGCGAACAACGTCCTGCACGTCACCGGCACCACGTCTTACGTGAATCCGTCCGGCGCGACGAGCAAGTACACCGCGACCGTTGACATCACCATCGCATAGAATGCGTGTATAATCCGGTCATAGGCCGCGCGCCCCTGCTCATGCGTGAGCGGGGGCGCTTTTGTTAAGGAGGTATGTTCATGAATGCGGATTTCCCTAATCTCGGAAACGTGGACGTGTACGCATACGAAAACACGTTCGACTATTCGAGGTTCAAGCCGACCGCCCGACTCAAAATGTGCAATGTCCCGTGGTGCGGGGATTACGAGAACGTCGTGAAGTTCGAGAACGACGCCAAGCGCGATGAGTGGTTTGACGCGCTTTCCGGTGACGTGGTGAATCTCGAGACCATGTTCAACGTCAAGCCCGATGGAAGCGCCAAGGTACCCGTGCCGGTGACATCCGCGCAGGTCTACAATTACATCGTGGTCGATCTCCCGCGCATGACGAGCGACGCGCAACCCATCGAGCACGCGAGCGGCGAGCGCAAGGCGCGTTACTTCTATTTCATTTTGGACGCGCAGCAGCTCTCACCGAACTCCACGCGCCTTGTTCTCGAACTGGACATGTGGACCACCTACATCAATGACATGCGATTCGATTACATACTGCTCGAACGCGGGCACGCCCCCGTCGCGGCATCGCCCATCGCCGATTACCTCGCCGACCCGAAAGACAATTCCACCTACCTGCTCACGGCGGACGTGAACACCGGTGGGGAACCCTACATCGAGCGCAGCCGCGCCGTCAAGAATTACAGCGCCGCGACCCAGCGCGCGTGCATCGCGACAACGTGCGATCTGCAGGGCGATTTAGGCACGGCATCCGCACCGACCGTGCCCGCGCTTTCCGAGCCGGAGACGTCGGGTATCCTCGCGTCTCGCGTGTATTCCGTTGCGGTGGGCGATCTGCAGAAGTTCCTGCGCGCGATGGAGCAGAACGCGCCGTGGGTCAAACAGACCATTCAGGGCGTGTTCTTCGCGCCCGCCGACTTGCTCACGCAGTCAGGCGGTTTAACGATGTGGGGAGTGACCGTCACCGTGTGCGACGCGGTACAGAAGGTCGAGCCGCTTTTGCGGCCGGGTATTTCGGATTTCGGCTATCCAACACAAGCAGCCCCGTTCGCAAAGCTCTATACCTACCCTTACGCGGCGATCCGCGTGAGCGACGAGCGCGGGCGATCCTCCATCGTGCGTGTGGAGGACTTGGGCGCGCATGGCATCGAGATCGCGAGCGCCGTGAACTTGATCATGCCCTACATATCCATCGACGCGCGTTTGCTTGACATCGCCGGTGCGACCGATACCCTCACGTTTCAGACGATGGAGGGCCGCACGTACGACTTCGGCGGTGCTTGGGGTGAGTACCTTAAGAGCTGGAACCTCCCCATCATGCAGGTCACGCAGAGCGCGGCGAGCCGTGCCGATTACACGACCGTGTACAACCGCGCTCATGCGAAGCTCGCAGCGGACAACGCGCAGGCCTCCGCGCTCGCATCTAACGCGACCGCGTACACCAACGCGCTTGCGTCTAACGCCACCGCGCAAACCAACGCGAACAACGTTGCCGCGAACATCGTCGACGTGAACCGCGTGAACGTAAACGCGAACAACTCCATCACGACCAACGCAAACGCAGCGGCCTTAAATGGAGCCGCCGCCGCAAATCAAAAACTGAAAGCAGACTGCGACAGCGACAACGCGACATCGACATCTATGGCGGACCTCAAGAACGACGTTATCGCGATAACCACCGCGAACAACAACGCGACCGCAGCCGCGCGAACCATCGGAAGCGTGGTCACGGGGGGCCTTTTCGGCGGAGCTGCAGGAGCCACGACCGCAGCCGTGAGCGGCGTTACCGACATGGCAGTATCTTTCCCGTCTGCAAACGCAGCTGCGGCGGTCTCGCAATCGAGCAACGTTCGAGCCGCAGGGCTCGCGCAGTCCAACTCACTTGAAAAGACATTGCACGCCATGCAGTACACCGCGGCCACTTACGGCATTCAGAGCGAGACGGCCACCAGCAACACCAACATACGCAACGACGCAAGCACATACAGCGCAAACGCAAGCGCCACGCTCACGCGCACCAACGCGGACAACTCGAAGTCCACCGGAGACGCAAACGCGGGGCGTTCAAAGGAAACTGGAGATGCGAATGCGGGGCGCGCGTACGCGACCGCGATTGACGCGATCAATGCCGGTTTGAAGCAGGCGGGCGTCGCGGCGCCGGTGCAGTTCGGCGTAGGCGCAAACGGACGATCGAGCGCGACCGCACCGCGCGCGCTGTTCGCGCAGATCGTCACGCAACGTGAATGCGACATCATGAATGCGGCATCGGCCTTCGCGCGCTACGGATACACGCTCATGCGCGAGTGGAGCATGGAGCGGATGCAGGTCATGCGGCACTTCACCTATTGGAAATGCACAGAGGTATGGTGCAGCGGCACCGGTGACGTCGTGGAGGGCGCGCAGGCCGCTGTAAAGGATATACTCATTAAGGGCGTGACCGTTTGGGACAAGCCCGAGGAGATAGGCCGCGTTAGCATTTACGACAACTTTTAAGGAGGAAAAATGCCGGACTTGATCGAGCCTAAACCCGACATCGACGCACTGTTGAATGCCGGGACGTACCAGAACATGAGCGACGCGGAGATCGACGCGCTCATCGCCTACAAGGTCGAGCGCGCGCGACGCGAGGCCACCGTGGGCAAAGATGCGCAAGCGCACGACGCGCTTATGACGGCGCTTATAGAGAGGCAGACAGCCGCGCAGCGCGACGCGCTAGAATCCATGAAAGCCGCTTTGCAAGCGCAGATCGTTTACAAGGAGGTCTAAAATGAGCAAGGGCCGCAGGGGCTACAAGCAGAAAAAACCGTTCAGGCCGGGACAGCAAGCGACGTACTGGCAAACCGAAGCGTACAACCAGCAGTTGTTCAACATGTTCCAAAACGACCTTATCGAGCTTGCTCTATCGCGCTTCCGCTGGGTGGGACTCCCCGAGACGTGCAACGAACGTTATCTGGAATGGGTACTATTAACTGAGGGAGCCGCAACTCTCGCATATCCGTCGCTCACCAGTGATACGCTTTTATCGCTCAAATGCGTGCAGCAGGGCGCGCCGAACATGTACGACGAGCCTCGTGCATGGCGCGCGATTGGCGCGACCGGTAAGACCGATTTTCTATGCAATTGGACGAACGGCGTATGGATTTGGGACAATTCGACGCGCTACCCGCTCATGGTCAAGATTAACATATGGGCGCGCGAGCTGACCGACATCATGCGCACGAAGCAGATCAACCGTTATCACATGCGCATGCCATTGGTCATCACCGGGCCGCAAGACCGCGCATTCGACGTGCAGAACTTCTACAAGAACATAGCCAACGGCGAGCCTTTCGTCCTCGCATATGACAACTTTAGCGACATCCAGACCAGCGCGACCATGCCCGAGCGCGCCAAGGAGTATATCGGGGACAAACTCCAGCAGGACTGGGCTAACACGTGGGATGCGATCTACCGCGAGCTGGGCATCGACTCCATGCCATTCAAGGAAGAGCGCATGATCGAGGACGAGGTAAACTCGACCATGCAGCCGACCGAGCTCGCGCGCCTTTCACCGCTCACCACGCGCAGAGCCGCGTGCGATAAGCTCAATGCGCGATTCGGTGGCAGGTTGACGGAACCTGTGACCGTGGTGTGGGCGCGCGACAACATCACCGACAATTACGACATGCGGCACCGCTACGACACGCTTATTGAGAGGAGTTGACATGTTCGACTTTTCCGATGTTCCCACTAACGCACGTTACGACGGTATGACGATCACCCTTGGCGAGTGGTATGAAATGGGATTCTATCGGCCGTTCGAGGATGATTCTTGGCGCTTCGACGCTTACAGCGATTTGCAATACACGCAGCTTTGTCGCAAGTTCCTAAACCGCTTCTACGACCGCGAGGTGTCCATCATCACGCCCTCACGCTGGAAACGCGCGTATCTGCGCAAGCTCAACGAGATCATGCCGAAATACAAGCTTCTCTATGAACGCGTTGAGCAGGGCGTGAATCCGTTTCAGGACGGGCGCGAGCGCTCGAAGTCGCGCGATATCTTCTCGGACTTCCCCGAGACGATGCTTTCCGGAAACTCCGATTATGCATCGACCGGCAATGACCGCGAGGCGGACGTTATCCACGAGGGCAACGCCGCGAATCTCGCGGTGCAATTCGCCCGAACGTGGAACGACGTGGACGTATTGATCCTCGACGAGTTGGAGCACGTGCTGTTCACCGGAATTATGGTTCCGACCGTACCGCTGTGGTAAAGAGGCTCGCATGGACGCAGATCGCGAGTGTGTATACTATGATGGGAACCGATGGGAGGTGAAAGCATATGTACAACCCACTTACACCATTTAATCCGTGGATGTTGACGAATCCGACGCTTCCTAAGCTGTATTGGGAGGTCAAAAGTCCAGAACAACTCATCGCCAATCTGTACTGCATCATCGAGGCCCTGCGCGGACACATCGACGAGGCTGACGCGCAGGTGAACGCGAACAGCAAGGCGATCGCCGAGCTACAAGAGCTTATGCATAAGTTCATGGAGTCCGGGTTCGAAGACTACTACGCCGCGCAGATAGAGCAGTGGATCAACGACAACCTTCTACAATTGTGGGATACGTTCGCCGACATGGTTTTCTTCGGACTCACATCCGACGGCCGTTTCTGCGCTTACGTGCCGGATTCATGGGCAGACATCACGTTCGACACTGGCGCCGTGTACGGCACCGATAGTTACGGAAGACTTTTGCTCAAATACAACACATCGGGCCGAGGAGTCATAGACAACACCGCGCCTAATTACGGGATTAAAGACCCGTCTGCAGACATCGCAAAGCTGCAAAGCGAAATACGTGAGCTGCAACACACCGTTTATACATCGCTAACAGAGAGAGGTTAACATGGCAATTCAACCCATCAAGTTCGGCAAAAATCTAAGGCCGTCCACCGTTGAAGCAATCAACAAAATTAACGAGCTGGTTGCAAAAGTTAACGACGCAACTACCAACGTCGACAAAATTAACGAGCTGGCTACAAAAGTTAACGAGCTGGTTGCAAAAGTTAACGACGCAACTACCAACATCGACAAAATCAAAGTAACCCTGTACACGCCTCTGAGTAATAGCGACGATACGGAATAGGAACGACTTAAAATGGCAGTCACGCAATATATCGGCGCGCGTTACGTGCCCCTGTTTGCAGACCCTCTGCAGTGGGATTCATCGAAGAGTTACGAGCCATTGACGATTGTCTACAACGAAGGCAATTCATACACGTCTCGTCAATTCGTGCCAGCCGGAATTCTTATCTCTAATGAAGAATACTGGGCTCTTACGGGAAACTATAACGCTCAAATCGAACAGTACCGAACAGAGGTGGCGCGGTTTGACGAGCGGATTACGCAGAACGCGAATGGCATTGCGACCAAGGCACCTATCAGCCACGCGAGCACGGCAACGACGTACGGAGTGGGCAGCTCCACCAATTACGGCCACGTAAAGCTGTACAACGCAGTCGGAGCGCAGACCGACGGGGCCATCACGCCCAACGCTGTGCAGGCAGTCCGAACGGAAGTTAGCACTAAGGCGCCTATCAGCCATGCGAGCACGGCAACGACGTATGGTGTAGGCAACTCCACCAATTACGGACACGTAAAGCTCTACAACGCAGTTGGAGCGCAGACCGACGGTGGCATCACGCCTAACGCTGTGCAAGCTGCCCTGGCCGATATACAAACGCATACTAAAACCGTACTGCTTACTATCGGCGATTCATATGGCGATATAACGCCGCAAGAACGCTCCTGGGCTTACCAGCTCTCGAAGCTCATTCCCGGGTGCACGCTTCACAATTATTGTGTCAGCGGCGCCGGATGGAACGTCAATGGCAAGAAGTTTGAGAATCAGCTGCAGAAAGCCGCGAACGATAAGCTTAAACCTAACTTGATCGTTATATGTGGAGGACGAAACGACATCATCACGGAGCAGCAGGCCAGAGCTGCGGTTGATAACTGTTTCAGCGTTATCAATAACAACTGGCCGGACGCTAAAGTTGTGGTTGCCCCTTATCTCTACGACTCAACTCCGCTTTCGAACAATGACAAACTGGAATGCAGTTATGTTTGCAACGAGCTTGCTAATTTTAAAGCTATAGTTTTAAACCACGCTTGGACGTGGTTGAAGGGGCGCACAGACTGTTTTCCGTCGAGTGATATACACCCTAATGAAAAGGGCGCGAAAATAATTGCCGGTTTTCTCTATCAGGGCATCGAAGGATCGTATAACGGGCGCTTCGAACAAGGGTGTGTGAATTTTGCCGGCGCGCCTGCAAACTTCACATTATCAAACGGAGTCGTCACGTTCCAAATCGGAGGTGACATTCCAAATTATGCATCCGCTCAAGCACCGGGCTGGGCGAGACCGTCAACAAATACGTCATATATTTGCTATACAAATAGCGGCACCTCAACAAAGGTCGGTTTCATTGATTCATCGGGTCAGCTTTCCATTTACGGAGCAAGCGGTAACATGGGTGGTGTAGGCGGATCATGTAGCTATAGCGCGTAATTGATGTTCAAATTCGACCCGGCTCAAGTTGCCGTGTGTTCTCTTGCATCGAGGCTGCCTTGAAGTTCGCACAAGATCTTGTAAACGGTCCATCTCTGCACAAGGCTAGATTCCTGAAGCTTGAAGGCATATACTAACGAAGGGCCATCCCA